AACCAGTGATACCTTGGTTACCGTAAGTTTTAACCAAAAGGTCACGGTTATCTGGTGCGTTTACTTCATCAATGAAGTCACCCAATGAAGTATACTTCGCTGGGTCTAGTGATTTAAATCCTGCTGACACGCCACCGTTGTTAACAGGAGGAGTTCCTAATGCCATAGTATTTTATTTTTTTAGGCTTTATAAAAATCTTAATGTTTTGTCCACATTCAGAGCATCAAGTATTTGCTGCTCTAAATTATTGGTATTATTACCCGTTCCAATATTCGGGCTCTTTGTCGATACATTTGCAGCCTGATCAACGATTCTACGCTGTCCGTCACTCAACCCTTGCTGGTAAATACTCTTTGCAATCGCATCTATATTATCCACCAAGGCTCGGTGTGAGTTAAACAAATCGTAATCCCACTGACCATTCTGATCAACATACTGATCAAAGAAGGTTTCTATGTTGCTATTCTTGTCTATTAACTGACCTCTATAATCTTCACTAATTCCAAACTCGAACTCCCCGCCGGGAAGATCGAAACTCAATGCTTCTAGGGCATTGGTTTCTTTTTTCATAGCGCTGATCCATTGATCGTCAATAGGACTTTGAACAGCTGTCTCTTTTTCTACTTCGGGCATTGTGTAGTTACTACGCAAACCTTCAATAGCTTGTCGAGATTTATTTGCATCAATCTTAAGCTGTAATTTAGACAACTTGATTTCGTCTTCAGTGTACAGGTCTTCATCGATCTTGTACTTGTTTCCAACTAACATATCGATTTCCTCAGAATTTAGGTCTGGATATTCAGATGTCATAGACATCTTTACCGCTGTGAGGTCATCCATTTCGGATGGGTTCATAGCTTGGTATCTAAACCAATCTTCTGGAGATCGACCCGTTTGTTCAACGAAATCAGAAATTACCTTAATTCGCTCATCGATCTCTGCTTGTCGTGGAGTTGCAGGATTCCGAAGATCATCAAGACTGCTTAGGTCCATCCCTAGCTTTTCGCTGAGATATCCCATAACAAGTCCATCAACATCTTCGTTGTCATACGACTCTACGTTGTTTTCCGTATTTAAAGAACTATCTGGCTGTGGATTGTCCTCAACCGTTTCAGTCTGCTCATTAGAGACTGGCTCTTGAACAGGCTGTGTATTTTCGTTATCTCCAGAAAGATCTAGGTCAGGCGCTACGCCTTCTGGGATTCCTGCTGGAGCCGGGGTCTCTTCTTGAACTTCTGCCGGTGCATCAGTTACCTCAAAACCAGCATTTTCAATAGAGCTTAACAAATCATTTTCAACTGAACTCATAATATATATTTAATTAATGTTGCAAAATTAACAATTCTAGCGATACCTTTTTACAATACGCTGTACATCAGGAGAGTAGCTTGCAAACTGCTCACCTCTCTTAGTTGCTGCTTTCTTCTGCGCTGTGGCTTTCTTATAAAGCCCAGCCTTCTTCAGTGCAGCAACAGCTTTAGCCGGAAAGTAAGCCTCACCAGTATCCTTGCTCTTTTTACCGCTGGCTGTACTCCACTTCTGTTTCGTCCAGTCTCTTAGGGACTGCTGTGATTTTTTGAGCGCCATTAGTTTTTATAGCCGCCTCCTGCAGCTTTGTACTCCTTAGCGAGTAGCTGTGCTTTGCGAGCAGACCACTGTCCGGGATTGCCGCCACGACTGCCCGCCATAATTTGGTTAAACAGCTTTTTTCTAAGCGTTGGCTTAGTGTAGTTACCGGCTTCGTTTACTCTTGACTTCTTAGCCTTCATAGCTGTTACTCTCCTTTAGCTGCATCTACAGCGTCCTTCAACTCTTTCTTTACTTTAGAGTATCTACGACGTGCTTCAGCATATGCTGCTAGAGCCTTCTCATCTAGATCTGTGAACCCCAACCAATAGCACCAGAAGCGCTTGTTAGTTTCCTTAATCCAAAGCCAAAATACTTTTAGGTGTTTCATACTACTTGTTTTTTAATCTTTCATTTTCTTTTTCGAGGAATTCTACCTTGACTCTAAGGGCAGATACCTCTTGGGTTAGTGCAAGCACCTGATTTCTCAGTTCGTCTTTCTCATCACTACTAGTAGCAAGAAGAGCCTCTAGGTTTCTTACCCTGTTCTTTAAATCATCCCTGTATTGCACCCCGTCGTTATTCTCTAATTTGGACTTCTTTTCTTCAGATTTTACTTTGAGCCTAGCTTCAAAGAACTTCCATATACCAGCAGACCCAGCTACTGTAGCAATCGTTATTATTATTTGTGTTACGTTATCCATTTCTATGTAGCTGTTCTGTTTTTAATCTCTTGAGGTTTCCAAAAGAAGATATAACTAATAATACCCACCCGTAATGAGATGGCGTAGGTAGACCTATAGTCATTAAATACATAGTTAAGCTTGTGGTATACAATCCAAAAGTTAATGTCGCTGCAATAACCCTGCAATTTAAATCGCCTTTAGATATACAGTACAGCTGATAAACTCCTGCGGCTATTAGAGCTAGCTGGTAAACAGGCATAAATCCAAGTTCTACAAAAGTGGCTATAGGCGCAAGCACCATAAGAGCTGCGCCTAGCGTGATCTCTGTAGGCTGGCTATCACTATACCTCCATAATTGACGAAGTCTATTAAACACCTTTCTCAACCTTTTCTTTAAATACTCTAACTGTATTCCAGCAAGCAAATAACCCAATGACTATCCATCCTGTACGACTACCTTCCATAAGACCCGCCATACACAAGTTTACAATAGTCATAATGGCAATCAAAGTAGCTACTTGTACAGCTAATAAACGCATACGCAAAGTACCGTTCCATACCACAGCCCACATTTGAAAAGCTCCTGCAGCTATCGCTCCAGTAACTAATAACCAGCTAGGGTTGTGATGCTCTACAATGATGCTAGCGGGCAGCGCAATCAAATGACAGAAGGAGATAAGTATCTCATTAGGCTCGCTATCGCTATACCAGAACAGATCTTTAACTTTAGATAGTCCTCTTTTCTTCATTACCATTTTACTTTGTCTGCCCAATAAGCAGCAGATAGCTTACCCTTGGCTATGTTCTTTCTGTGACGTGCTTTAAAAGAAGCACGTTTCTTCTTCATCTTTTCTGACTCCCCTGCCTTTGGTTTACCAGCGGTCTTAGCACCTTGCTCACCAAAACGGATCGTCTTAATAGTATCACCTACTTTAGCGACAACAATGTGAGATTTCTTCGGGTGATTGGGTGTTCGCTTCGGCTTGTTATAGCCGCTCACACCCGCACGTTCAAGTCTTGGATCTCTCTTCTTTGTTTTCATAACAGCAAAGGTATAAAAAAAGAGGTCGCATTTCTGCAACCTCTCTACTGATAATCTATTGATTTTTAAGCTGTTAAGCTTCTTTGATTTCACCGGTGTTTAAGTCAATTTCGTTTACACCATACTTATCGCCTAAAGAAGCCTGTTGCGACTGTAGCTCAGCTATCAGTTCTTTAGCTGTTTCTACAGCTTCTAGCTTTCTCATCTCAAATGAGGCGATGTCTATGTGGACCTGATTGACTTTAGCCACAATATCCTTAAGAGCCTGTAGCTCTTCGTCTGTTACCTTTTCCATTGTATTAAATTTATTTAAGTATAAGTTACGCTAAGGCAGCGTTGATCGTTGCTAGTTCGTCATCTGTAATACCATCGGTAAACCAAGTGAAAGACTTCAACATTGTTAAGTGGTCTTTATTTGCTTCTATAGTTTCTGCTTCAGAAGCGTCAGCATTATTGATAGCATCAACAGAATCTTGCCAAGTATTTAGGTAATGGTCTTTTACTTCTTGTTCGAATTCACTCATTTTATTTTGACTTTAGTAATTCAACTTCTGCTTGAAGCTCTTTAATAGCATTAACAAGCACTGGGACTAATTTGGCATATTGTATAGATAGCGTTCCATCTCCCATTTCTTTAACAACATCTGGCACAACTTGCTTCATTTCCTGAGCAATAAAACCAATATCGTGTCTGCCGTCAGCTTTTAAATCATACTCTACAGGACGCATCTGAGCAACATCATCAAGACCGTAAGGAAGGTCTTCAACATTTTCCTTTAACTTGATATCAGAAGGGCTGCTTAAAGTACCGTAACAATATAAGTCTGTAATATTAGAATCGCCAAGCATTATCGTATTAGCACCTTGCCCAATAGCATCGTTACCAATCGCTATTTCATTACTTACGCTAGCCGCTGAAGGATGAGTTTCGTTTCCTATAAAAACACAATCCACTAAATTTGTAACATTTACATTAGCAGAAGTAACCCTAGCAGCTTCATTACCTATGATTACATTATAGTTAGAAGTTGTTTGGTAGTAACCCGCTTGATAACCTACCATAACATTGCGAGTACCTGTTGTAAGAGCAAAACCAGTACCTTGTGCTCCAATAAAAATATTTCTATCACCAGAGGTTAAATTATATCCAGAAAAATCACCTACTCCAATGTTTCTTGAGCCTGTATTCGCCCCACTCGCACCGTTCAACGCATAATTACCAATCGCTGTATTATAAGCCCTCAATGCATTGCCTAACGCATTTGACCCCACGGCTGTATTGGTTCCCCAATTGCCATTATAATCTTCAAGTGCTTTATATCCAACAGCAACACAATCTCCTTGTGTTGTATTTTGCTCCATCGCATCTACCCCTACAGCAACGTTATTTCCACCAGTGGTATTTAATTCTAAAGCCCACGCACCTATAGCTACGTTTTGGTTGGCTGTTGATTGATTCTTTGCCGCATTATAACCTACTGCCGTATTTCTTTGCCCGCTAGTTTGATTTTGAAGCGCAGATGTGCCTATTGCAACGTGAAAATTACCAGTCACACCTGTACCACCACCTAGAGCATAATCACCAATAGCAATACCCTTACCTGTAGTAATTTTTTGACCAGCTCTATATCCAATACCTATAGAGCGATTAGAACTACATTCTTGCAAACTATATGCTCCAACAGCCACATTCTCCTTTGTGCCTGTAACGTTGCTGCTATCGCTCATTGAATTAAATCCAATAGCAACATTGTCAATAGAAGTGGTAATATCCTCTAGCGCTTTACTGCCAATTGCAATGTTTCTTGACCCTGTAGTCATTGCTGCCAAAGCATCCGTACCAAAAGCGATACTGTATCTTTCAGCGGATGTATCGATATTACCTAAGGCATCTGTACCTATTGTGTAGCTATCTGTTTGACCGCTAATAGGCGATACACCTCCGCCACCGCCAGAGCCATTAGCCGCTGCCGTAATACGACCCTGTGCATCAATGGTGATATCAGCTGAGGTGTAGCTGCCCGCTGTTACAGCTGTATTATCCAAGTTGATTGTAACGGTATCTGTTGCACCAACAACTGATGAAAGACCTGTGCCGCCATAAATTGACAATGTATTGCCGTCCTCAATAGTTTGCGTAGTACCGCTATTAGCCGACAGCGTGAAGCTGGTCATTCCACTGCTTAAACTTGCGGGGTCAATTCTTACGTTATCGGATCCTAAGTAACCCACCAAGAAATCTACGTTTGCTGGGTCTGTCTTTAATGTAAAGTCACTAAATTTTTTGTTAGCCATCGTTATAGGGTTTTGATTGAGCTATTCATAAAGGAGCTAAGTTTATCTTCCGCCTCTTGGTCAATCGCTGCTACGCCATCAGTACCTAAGTCAGTAGTAACCCATCCGAGTACTATCTCTTCGGTAAGATCAGCGAAGGGTACGAAGTCGGTGATGCTTGAGGTGTCAATAGTTGCCTCTTTGGGCAACACATATACACCACCATCGGTTGTAGCTGTTACATTGTAGTTCACCAAGTAGATCACATCGCTATTGCCGTCTAGCGTGTTGTATACCTTAACATCCTTTAAATTCCAAGTTGTTGCCACTGCATTCTATTTTTTAACTATATGTGTGTTCTGTCATTGCTTGGGTTCTGTACCAAATACCATCCGTTTGGAATCTTACCACGACATTGTCTCCTTCGCTAAAAGGTGCATCAGTAGCACCTAAATTAAATTCTACGGTAGTAAACTGTGTAAGTGTTCCGTGATTATTATATGCAGTAGTATGTACTGTTGTTCCGTTTACGACTACTATGATTCTAGTTTGCGTAGCTAGACCACTCACGCCACTTACGTCTACATTAATCATTCTTACTGTAGACACATACCCATCTTTCAAGGCAACAGTTCCACTCGTCTCGTAATTACTACCGCCTGTGAATTCAGCCGTTGTATTGAGTGGTAGGTAATAAGATAAAGACGGACTGTTGCTTCCGTGATTGAAGTTATGTGGGATTCTCACGCCATCAAATCCACCACCGCCACCTATATTGCTAGGTGCTATTTTTACATTTGTACTACCATCATAGCCAACCAAGAAGTCTACGTTAGCCGAATCTGTGCGGGTAGTAAACTCGCTAAATTTCTTATTAGCCATTTTATCTTATGATTCTATGATTAAAAAGTCGCCATTCTCCGCTACCATATAAGAATCATCCTCCGCCAATATCTCAAAGAATGGTGTAGGGTCTGCATCTGAAACAGAGGGTGCCTTGAGGATATTTATTCCTAATATTAACATTATAGTACTTCTCTGTAAGCTAATGTTTTTCCGCTAGTCACGGTAATAGAAGTAAACCTTCCAAAGATAGTAAGACCTTTTGGAATGGTTGTGCTAGTAAGGCTATCGCCTTCTGATGCGGTAGCGCTAATTACAGCGTCATCTAAAGCTGTGATTGCTATATAGTTATGAGAGTTTACAGTTTCTGCTGCGCCTACTAAATCGAATCCAGCCTGACCAAAAGCCTGAAGATTGAAGTTAGCGTCTCTCTGTAATTTTTGAGCCATTGTTATTTGTTTTTTGCAAAGTTAGTGTTTTTATGAAAACATATCTGATTCATCAGGGAGCTCGCCTCGGTAACCCTTACGCTGGCTTATAAGCTTAGACTGCTCTACAGCCTGCTTCTTAACACGCCCGTCTTTACGGTCTTCCTTCATAGCTTCTCTATCAGAGGTTACTCGGCTTTCGATCTGCTGCTCGATCACACCATACTCGCCTTTCATTTTCTCAAGCTCCATACGCATCTGGTGTTCTAGCTGTGCCAACTGAGACTTGAGCTGGTATTCCATCTGCTTCTTCTGCATATCGAGCTGTACTAGAGCCTGCTGCTTCTGAACCTCAGCCTGTGCAGCTACCTGAGATGCCTGAGCGTTAGCCTGAGCTTGCGCTTGGATATTCATCTGCTGCATCTCCTGTTGCTTAGCGATACGCTTCTTACGACGGATGATCAATAGACGTTCTGCCTGATCAACATCCTTGATGTTTCTAATGGCGATGGCGTCTTCAAGATCAATCTCTCTCTGCCCTAAAGCAATCTGAATATTCTGCTCCAAGTACTGGCGATCTCTATCGCTGAGGTCTGACAATACACGGATGCCGAAGTTGTACATTGGAAGATCCTTGAAGCTATTCAGCACCTCCATATTAGTCTTGCCAATAGCCTTCTCGTACACATTGTACAAGACAGATTGTGAAGGAAGGATCTGTAGACATTTTAGAATGTCTTCACAGACCTTCCTATATAATATCATACTAGCGTTAGTCACATCGTACAGCGCATTATTTGCTGCTGCCATAGCCATCTGGTTCACCCCTACCAAGGCTTCACCTTTCGGCGTAGAACCGTCTACCACCTCATTGATACCCGTAGCATCACGGATCATACGTAGGTAGTGGTTGTACAGAGCGATAAGCTCGTTGATGTTTCTAATACTGTTGTCAATCTGACGAACGGGCGGGTTTTGGAAACCGCCCTCTGGGTTCTTACTGCGGTAGTAGAACACACCTGTTTGCTCGTAGATGTCTTGAATCTCTAATGGTTGTAAGTCTCCACCACGACCGAGGTCTACATTCTCTAGACCCTCAACGTCAATGATGATACCGTCAGGCTTTGCCTTAGCAATAGCTTGCTGGATCTTTAGGTGAGACAGCTGTAGTTGATCCGCAAAACCAATTACGCTAGAAACAAGGCTCTTAGGAACCATATTTCTAATGTTTGTCGCTACTACTGAGTAGGACATCTGCGCACGTGTGATGTCGTGGATATTCTTAGGGACGTTGTTCTTTTGTCCGTAGTTCAAGATGTGCTCCGTACCGATGATGTACATACCTCCATACACGGTGGCATTATTCATCTGTACAGGCTCTCTGTCGTATATACTATTCTTTGGTGTTTCGTAAGTATTGCCCTTGTAGTAAAATCCAATGTTTCCGAATCTAGACTTCTTCTTCTCATAGATCATAGAGTCAACAGATAAGAACTCGAAGTCCAATACCTCTAGAGTAAACTCATCGTAGCCGTAAGTGTAACGGCTGAGGCGCTGGTCATAATAGTTCTCCATAAAGCGAGAAGCATTATTACCGTACTTGTTCATCACTGTCTTAGCGATCTTCTGGTACTCCTCTTCAGAGAGCTGATCGCCACAAAGGCGCTTCAGCTCTTGGATAGAGATGCGCTTGATGTGCCCTGCATATACGATGTCTGAGAATGTAGGGTCGTCAGTGTAGCTGTGTACAAAGAACGCCGGGTCTACATACTCTTCGTTGATCCCGTAGTTGGGATCGTTGCTACGCTTGGTCACTGCCATACCACAGCTTACCAAATCCTCCACACATCTGCGGTATACACGCTCGTCGAAGTTATTCCAACTCAGTGTCATATTGGTAGCTAGCTGTGCAGCGATCTCTGCGTCAGTCTTAATGTTTGTATCTAAGAAGATCTCTACTTCTTCTGGTGTTTCTGGAAGTGAGTCTGGGTCTACATCAACCTCCAATCCAGAATTTTTTGCGTCTTCGAACATCTCCTTGTTCTCGATACGTAGCGCTATCTTTTTCTTTTTGACATCCTTCTCTGATCTAGAGAGTGGGTCGATAGCTTCTACCTGTGGGTATCTGTATGAGGAGATGATTTTATTAACAACGATTTTAGCGAACTTGGGGACGATAGGAACTGGAGTCCAGTCCAGTGTCATCATAGTACCGTCACCATTATTTGGATCCAGCGAGTTTAGAATCTGTTTATATATCGTGGTGTCTTGAGTACCGTTAGCGTAAGACCTAGAAGTTTCGAACTCCTTGTATCTACGCTTATAAAGGCTGCCCTCGGTATCTATGCCGCCCCATTGAGCCATCAATGACTTCGCATACGCTAGCCCGTATGCCTTGCTCATTTTCTCTTCCGTAGGCGCTAGAGGGTCTGGAAAAGTATACTTATTTTGATTATTCATCGTTTCGCTGAATCTTTATCAACTGCAAATATAACCATTTTATCAACGCTGGATAATCTTGCCCTTCCTGAAGAACGTCTTGTCTGTATTGTCTTTTTTAACTTTCTTTTTCTTAACTCTTTGTGCTGCAAGAAGTGCTAAGCCAGAAGATATCGTAAGGTCATATTGTGTACGATTATCTATGCGAAAATTGATCCAGTCTTCCAGCGTTCTGTTGAAATACATAGGCTGGTAATTACCGTTATCATCCATACCTACATACTCGTGGATGTAGGATTCTATTGCCTGTGCGTGAGCCTGTATCACATCCTGTGAATTCGACGGAATACCCTTGGTCTTTACTGTCACTCTAGCTGTTGACTTTAGATGCTCAGGGCGGTCCATCAAATACTCGTCGTATCCCCGCATCTCAAAGTAGCGTGCAATACCGTACTTGTTGTTCTCTATTAGTATTTTATACCCATAGAATACTGCAGCCATTAGTACATCCTCATAGAAGATCCTAGCCAGCGGTGGGCGTGATGCGTACTCTACTACGAACATATTAGAGGGATACTCCATATTGAATTTATTGTAGAGATGGAAGGCTCCCTTAGAGCCTCTTCCATCCACCGTAGCATCGAGGTCATAGCTATCCACACCTCCCACGCCTAGCCAGTCGTTACCCGGAGACTTTTTGCCGTGGTCCATAGATATATTGTTTCGCATACCCATAGGCGGCATCCAAGATACTCGAAACCTGCCGTTGACATCCGGCTTGAAGATTACGCTGGTATCCTGTTTTCCGTCTACCCATACGAAGTTGCCCCTGACTACAGGCTGTGGGTAGAGGTCTTGGTTGTATTCTATTTGCTCGTAGATCTTTGCGATATTAAAGAGGCTAGACTTAGTGGAGTCTCTGAAGGCTTCCTCTGCCGTAAAAGGGAACTGGCGTATGCTTTCGTTAAGCTCATTGCTATCACCTGACAATC